TTCTTGGCCAATAGGACCAATCTGCTTAACATCGGTGATTTGCTCGATGGTGCTTAGCAATTCGCTCGTGTCGTAATATTCAATCACTGGTGCTTCAGCGGTTGGCTGCTTCGGCTTAACGCGGTCAAGTAGGGCAGATGCGCCAGCATTCTTAGCTTTTGGCGTGATATTACGAGGTGCTTCATTACCTCGGTCAGCCAGTTCATCGGGCGTATAAACACCGAGAATAACGTCAGGGCAATGCAGACGGCTAAAACGCTTGGCTGCTAGGTATGCAAGCTGTTGTCGTGGGTCGGCAGTCCATAGCGGTGAGTTACGGACGGTACCAACTTGTGCCATGGTCAGGCTCAGCTCAGTTGGTTCATCATCACCTTTGAATGTTGCGCGGCAGATGACACCCACATCGGTTGATTTGTCATCTTTAGCTTTGACCTTTGACCAGTCACCAAAGTACTCAAACTTGATACGATCAACGATAGGGGCGCGGTTATTAATAACAGCGATAACAAGCTGTGCTTCATAGCCCAATGCACCATTTACAATATGCGTTTTTTGCGCTACTGCGTATGGGTCCATTCCCCAACGTAGTGATTGGCCAATAATTGCAAAGCAGTCGCCAACGTTACCTTGTAGATGCTTTGGTACCGTACAGCTGCCACTTGCCATAACCTGCGCCAAGCGATGGCATTTATTAAACAGCGAGTCATCAAGC